TTGCGATTAAGTGTGCCATGATTAAATACCTTTCAAAAGTCAGTTAAGTTTTACAGCAATCTGAAGTGTGTTGCTGTAAGTGAATTATATAGCCATTCTCGTGATTGAACACAGGCTCGGGTAACTTTTTTCAACTTTTTTGCATTTATTTTTGAAAACCTGAGTATTCAAAAACTGCAGCGGTTAGTGCTTATGTATACTTTTGTTTCTCGAGGTAACACTTTCCCAAAAGACAGAAAAGAAATACTTTTTTACCGCTGTAGAGCTGATGTATAGTACCAATCCCCACCGTCTGCCGATAGGGCAGATTTTCATCAGCAAATTGGATCATTATGACTATTGACAATACACATGGCCACCATTGGCCAAGCTCCCCCATACCTAATATAGCCTTCATCGAGGCAAAAGAAAAGGGCCTAGAGGTAAGTCTAAGCCCTTATAAAGTAGCAATCCTGCAAAGAAAAGCACCATGTCATCAGGTTTCTCATCACTAATAACACAGCCGAGCGAATTATACACTAACTTCCTATCCGCAAGGTCATTTGAGGACTCGGACATACAGGCCCTGGGCCTCTCCCTCCTTGATCCAGAGGAATGTTACCAATTATTAGGCCACACTCGTGAGTGGAGCATCAAAATCCCGTATTTTGATATGCAGGGCCAAGAAACCGGCTTCAATCGGGTCAGGATTCTGACACCGAAGGGCAAAATGAAGTACTCACAGGCTCGAGCCAGTGGTAGCCACGTCTATTTCCCGCCAACGGTGAGTTGGAAGCAAGTTGCACAGGATGTAGATGTCCCCATCATCATTACCGAAGGGGAATTCAAGACTTGGGCCATCACCAAGCAAATCAACAAGGACTCACTGAACTACGCCACCCTAGGTTTGGCCGGAGTCACAAGCTGGACAGACAAGTCGGGCTTACACCTCCACAAAGACCTAATGAAAATCATTTGGCAGCGGAAGACCAGCTTTGCCGAGAAGCATCGTAAGGTCTACATTGTCTTTGATTATGATGGGGCAGGAGAGGATGGCGAGCCTAATGAACAGGTTGGCATGGCCGAAACCAAGCTTGCTGTCACCCTTCGAGGGCTTGGCGCTGAGGTCCACCTTTGCCGCGTTGGCAGGTTTGGATCGGGAAAGGGTAGCAAATACGCTATTGATGACCATCTTCAGGCCGGTGGCAACTTGGCTCAGGTTCTCACAAGCACCAGCACCGTGATGAATGGCATAGATACCTTGGAGACCAAGCTTTATGAGTTCAAAACCCAGTACGCACTCATCAACGGCGACGTGATCAGGCTCAAAGATGGACTGATTTTGAGCTGGAACAAGGCTCGTATTGACGCCGCGCAGGATTATTTTGTCCAAGTCACGCAAAGACCGAACGGTGGCACCAGCAGCAAGACCATCTACATCTTGGATGCCTATAAGGACTGGGCAAAGCGGTGTGATCTGGATGGCGTGGGCATGTATCCCGAGTACCAAGGGCTTACTATCACGCCAACACGGCACTACAACCTGTTCAAGGACTGGTCCAACGAGCCGGTGGCCGGTGATCCTACCCCTTATCTTGAGTTCTGTGAATACTTCTTTAGAGATGAGCCTGCTTTTGCCGAGTACTGGCATAACTGGGTCGCCAATATTGTCCAATTCCCATGGAGAAGGAACTACACCACACCGCAGTTCGCTTCTTCCATTGAGGGCATCGGCAAATCAGCTATCGCCGAGTTTATCGCCGAGATGCTAGGGGTTGGAGAAGGCGGACCAGCCGCGGTGATCGGTCCTGATGAGCTATTTGGCAACTTCAACGGCATGCTAAAGGGTAAGATCTTCATAGTCGTGAACGAGCCCTCGTCAGATCGTGATGACCACTCGGCGAAGCTTAAGAACTACATCACATCCAATGAGCTAACCATCAACAATAAGTACGGCGCTCAGTACTCCATCACCAACTACATTAACTTCGTATTCACGACTAATAAGAGCTACGTCACGCACATGGGTGACACTGCAAGGCGTGAAGCTATCTACAGTCCGGCCAGCTTATCGAACAAAGAGACTCACCCCAAGGTCGTGGCTCTTATGCGGTGGGCTCACCAACAGCAGGGCTTTGGCATCATGCTGAACTGGTACATGAATCGTGACATATCGGGCTTTGACCCCAAGCATGCTGCACCAAGAACTCAGTATCGTGAGACTGCGATTCAGCTGTCTAAGACTCCCCTTGAAGCTTTTGCTTTGGAGCTTAAAGAATGGGTCAACGACCACCTTGATGGGATTGCTGCTTTCACAGCTCCGCAGCTGCAAATTCTGTGTGAGCGTTGGGGCCATGACAGCAAGGCCAAAGCGCAATACATCCGAAAAGCTCTGCAACCCCAAGGGACGCTTGATCCAAGCAAGCTGATCAAAGTGCATGGTAAGCCTTCACGCTTCACGACATTCATCACGCCCGAGGTAACATCAGCGCAAAGGGCTGAGCCGACTTGGTCACAGGTTGTCACGAGAACTGAGGATGCCTTGCAACGTGAATTGGAGCAAAATGGTAGCTTCTAACATGGGCATGCAGTTACCTGTTACTCGACTGTTACTTCTCAAAGCCTTATCTGGATTGAATAGTAACAGAGTAACAGTAGGTAACTATATTTTTATAAAAGATATTAGATATATAGTATTGCATGTATATATAGTTTTCTGGACGGTATGTTACCCTGTTACCGTTACCTGCTCCAAATAAATGTACACACTTCCAACTTTATGATTAAAATCCGCACATGACTACAAAGACACCATCTAAGAACGGAAAGTTCTTGGGCCGTCCGTCAAAGTACGACCCAGCATATTGCGATCAAATCGTAGCCCTTGGCAAAGAGGGCTTATCGCGTTGGCAAATCGCATCTAAACTTAACATCGGGTGGCGCAATCTTCAAAACTGGGAAGGCGCGCATGACGATTTTCGGGCTGCATTGGAAGAAGCACGACTTGATGCGCTATGCTATTGGGAAGAGCTAGCCCAGAATCACATGGTTGAGAACCCCGGCGGGCCGAGACTCAACACTGGGTTGTGGAGCCGAAGCATGGCAGCACGCTTCCCAGAGCAATACCGTGAGAATTCCAAAGTCGAGGTCACAGGCAAGAATGACGGGCCGATCGAAGTGGACATGATTCATGACTTCTCACAAAACCTGTTGGATGATCTCCTAGCAACGCGGCAAGCAGATGCTAAGTCAAGCAAAGGCAAATGAGTTCGCCGATCGGATTCGTAAGGGTCCGAATCTTAACCTCATGGCGCCTGAGCGTAAAGCTGCGCACAAAGCTCGACAGAAGTGGCTCACGGTAGCCAATGACCATCAGGTTCCGCCACAAGGTGATTGGTGGAACATATGGCTTTTGTTGGCTGGACGAGGCGCAGGCAAGACCCGCGCAGCTGCCGAATGGCTATGGTGGGAGGCTTGGACTCACCCCAAGACTCGATGGCTTGTCTCCGCGCCCACATCATCCGACGTCCGCGACGTTTGCTTCGAAGGCGACTCAGGTCTGATCACCGTGATCCCAGAGCAGTTGGTCGATCACTACACACGATCACTTCATGAGATCTACCTCATCAACGGCACGTTGATCAAAGGGATCCCTGCGTCCGAGCCATCCCGCTTCCGAGGTCCGCAGTTCCATGGCGGCTGGTTTGATGAGCTTGCTGCATGGGACTACCTTGACGAGTCGTGGGACATGATTCAGTTCGGCATGCGCTTGGGTCAGAAGCCTAAGATGCTGTGCACCACAACGCCTAAGCCCAAGCCATTGATCGTGGATCTGGTAAACAGAGATGGGGAGGATGTGATATGTACCAAGGCCAGCACGTACGATAACCTCCACAACCTTGCCCCTTCGTTCCAAGCGCAGATTTTGCAATACGAAGGCACGAAGCTTGGCAGACAAGAGATTCACGCCGAGATCTTGGATCCTGAGGAAGCTGGTGTCGTGAAGCGCCCATGGTTTAAGCTTTGGGGAAGTGAGAAGGCGCTGCCAAGATTCGAGTACGTGGTTCAATCTTATGACTGCGCAACCAGCGACAAGACCAAGAACGACCCAACTGCCTGCACCGTGTGGGGTATCTTTAGGCCAAGTCCCGACAAGCCTATGAGTGTCATGCTCATCGACTGCTGGGAAGAGTACATGCAGTACCCTGACCTGCGTCCTAAGGTGATCGAGGAGTCGACCGCCATTTACGGCGATGAGAATGAGTTCGGTCACGGGAAGAAGGTAGACCTGATCCTGATCGAGGACAAGTCCGCTGGTATTTCCTTAATCCAAGATCTGCAGCGTGCCGGCCTGCCTGTGAGAAGCTACAATCCCGGGAACGCGGACAAGATGATGCGCCTGAACATCGTGGCACCAATCATCCAACGCGGTAGGGTCTACATTCCCGAGTCCTCGGTCAACCCGGGCATGGCACGTGATTGGGCCGAGCCTTTGATTGCACAGTTATGCTCGTTCCCCGAAGTCCGGCACGACGACTTGGTGGACTCCACATCTCAAGCTTTAAGAGTTTTGCGAGACTTAGGGTTAATTTCGATCGACCCGGTATACAATGCGGAGGACGACTATGATGAAGATCGTCCGAGAAGGGTAAACCCTTACGCAGTCTAACATAAGGTGCGCACATGGCAGCAATCTACGA